AGTATGATTTTAGTTCGGTTCTAAATAGTAAAAGAATATCATATGAGGTTAAAACAGACCGATACGAACACTTCAAGAAAGTAACAACAAATAATATATTTATAGAGACAACCTGCTCTGGTAAGCCAAGTGGAATTCACACAACTAAAAGCGATGTATTCGTTTATTTCTTTCCTGATTTTGAAGAAGCATTTCTAATAAAAACAAAAGATTTAAAAAAATTAATACAAACTGTTCCATTTCGCCGTTCAAGTAGAGCAGGAGATAAAGGAAAGGTTACTGGCTTCCTAATAAATAAAAAAGATTTAAGAAATGAATTTAATATAATTAAAGTAAAAAAGATTAGCGTTTGGAATTAAAAAGTATATAAACTAATAAATTTTATATATAAAAACAATTATATAAATAAATATATTTACTTATATAATATAAAAATAATTTCATAGTATGAGAAAAATTGGAATTAAAAGAGAACTAATATCAAGAGATATAGATATGATGTTAGATAAACACCTATTAAAGGATAGAGAAGAAGTACTACTTCAAGAAGCAATAGCATCTTTATCATTACCAGATAAAACCGTCATAGAAAGTTATAAATCACTAACACATTATTATGCGCTTATATTGCTATATTATATAAGTATAGAAGAATATGAATTAGCAGCAAAAGTAAAAAAAATTATAGAATTTGAATTTGAAGATACTATTAAGAAAATAGAAATAAGAGAAAAGTTCAGTGAGATAAAAGAAGAAGAACTTTATAATGATATACTATTGATATACAAGGAGATGAATAACTTTATATTAGATGAACAAGAGGGTCTTATAGGAAACGACCAATAAATAATATATACTTTATAAAATAAATAACAATAAAAATGAGTAAAGTAAAGCTAATGCAGGGAGACAACATCTTGTCCTTAAAAAAATTACCTGATAATTCAATTGATAGTGTGGTTACAGACGGACCTTACGGATTAAAATTCATGTCTAAAAAATGGGACTATGATGTTCCTAGTGTTGAGTTCTGGAAAGAAGTATATAGAGTATTAAAACCAGGTGGCCATGTACTTTCGTTTGGTGGCACGAGAACTTATCATAGAATGACTGTGAATATAGAAGATGCTGGCTTTGAGATAAGAGACCAGATAATGTGGTTATATGGTTCAGGGTTTCCTAAGTCTCATAATATAGGTAAGTCTGTTGATAAGATACAAGGAAATGATAGAGAAGTTGTTGGTAAATTGGAAAACTACCAAGATAAAAGTAGTAAAGGTAAAAATGCACATATGATGGAAGAAGTAAAACCAAGAATAGATATGGATATAACAAAAGGTAATTCTGATTGGGAAGGATGGGGTACCGCATTAAAACCTGCTAATGAACCAATATGTGTAGCAAGAAAACCTTTAAGTGAGAAGTCAGTTGCTTTGAATGTATTAAAATGGGGAACTGGTGGAATTAATATAGATGGATGTAGAGTTGGAACAAATGATACCTACAACTATAAGAATGGACCACAAGGTAACTCATTTAGTGTTGGTAAAGAACCTGATGGTAAAAGAACTGAACCAGTTGAAATGAATAGCGAAGGTCGTTTTCCTGCAAACATTATATTAGATGAAGAAGCGGGTATAGTAATGGATGAACAAAGTGGGTTATGTGGTGGTCAGAAAACAAATGCTAATAAAAAGAAAAGTTTTGGATACTATACAGAAGATGAAGCATATGATGGTAATAGTGAGACTATGAGAGGTTATGGTGATAAAGGTGGTGCATCAAGGTTCTTTTATCAAGCAAAAGTTTCTAAGAAAGAAAGAAATATGGGTCTTGATGGATTTGAGGAAGTTGGTGATATAGAAGGAGGTAGAATAGATGGTAAAGGTGGTATGGGAACTTGGAATACTAAAAGAAAGAACTCACATCCAACAGTTAAACCAGTTGCTTTAATGGCTTATCTTGTTAGACTTGTAACACCACCAAATGGAATAGTTTTAGACCCTTTTATGGGTTCAGGTTCAACTGGTATAGCAGCAAGGTTAGAAGGGTTTAAGTTCTGTGGTATGGAACAAGATAAATCATATTTTGATATAGCATCTGAAAGAATAGAAAACTTTGAGAGTTATAGAGAATTCATTAAAAAATAATTAAGTTATGGCAAGAAAGAAAGAACCAAAATACAAAAAGATAGACCTTATAGCAAAGGTGGTTGAGATGACCACCTCTGGTATAACACAACCTGAAATTAAAAAGTGGTTGATGGGTGAAGGTGGTTGTAAAATAGACTATGTATATCAAGTTCTAAAAGACGCAAGACCTATAATAATGGAAACACTTAAAGATATATCAAAGGATAGATTAGAAGTCACTATAATAGAAATGGAGAATATGTATTTAGAAGCCAAGTCTGATGGTGATAAAAAACTTGCATTAGATATAAAGAAAGAGATTAATAGAATTAGTGGGTTACATAACCAAAAGCAAGAGGTTGATATAACAACTAATGGTAAAGATATTAACACTATATCAGTTATTAAATTGATAGAGGTTAAAAAAGAAGAAAATAAATAATATGAAGTTAAGATTAAAAGATGAGTACAAAGGTGTAATCGTAAGTAGAAATGATATCAAAATTGGTAGAATTACATTTGATAGTAATAAAGTTTCAGAAGAAAACTATAAGAACTTTTATAAATTAGGTTTTGAGTACCTTTTTGAATTAATAATTGAAGAAGTTATTGAAGAGATAAAAGAGTTTGTTGAAGATAAAATTGAAACTGTAAAAAATAAAAGAAAGACAAATGCCGGTAAAAAACTGTAGTATAAATGGAAATGAAGGTTATAAATGGGGTGATAATGGAAAATGTTACACAGGGCCTGATGCAAAAGAAAAAGCTATAGCACAAGGAGTAGCAATAGAAAAGTTTCTATCTATAAAAGAGAAATTATCTCCGGTTAGAATAAGTTTTGATTTTGATGGAGTTTTAACAACAAGTAAGTACCAATCACTATTAAAGCAATTATTATCTGCAGGTGGTAACACCATCTATATAATATCAGCAAGAAACAATTCAGCAGAACTATATTCATTTGGTAATAAGTTTGGAATTCCAATATCAAGAATATATGCAGTTGGTTCTAATAATAAAAAAGTAGAGAAGATAAAAGAACTTGGTATTAAAAAACACTATGATAACAACCAGGATGTTATCAGTGAACTACCAGGTATCGGGGTATTAGTTAAATAGAATTTATATTAAAGAGATGAAAGTATGTAATGTATGTAATATTGAGAAACCTTATACGGAGTTTCATAAACACGGATTAAATAGAAGCGGTTCTATAAGATATAAACCGTGTTGTAAAGATTGTAGGTCTAATGATAATAAAGAAAAGGAATATAAGAGAATTTATAGAGAAAATAATAAGGATAATATTAGAGAATATAATAGAAAATATGAGAAGAATAGAAAAGAGTATGATGAATTATTTAAATTTAAACGCTCTGTTAGAAGTTTAATTTGTAGAAGCTTTAAATATGTTGGTAAGAAATCTAGTAAAACAACCGATATGATTGGATGTTCAATTGAAGAATTAAAAAAACATATTGAGAGTTTATTTTTAGATGGTATGAATTGGGATAATAGACACCTATGGCATATAGACCATATTAAACCATTATCAACTGCAAAAACAATTGATGATGTATATATTTTAAATCATTATACAAATCTAAGACCATTATGGGCCGTTGATAATTTAAATAAAAGGTTTACTGATAAAAAAATGTGGTGTATATGAGTGAATTACAGATAAGACATACTAATGTCTTCACTAGAAATTATGATGCGGTTATGGATAATAGCGTGAGATTTATAGTGAATATGGGTGGGACAAGAAGTTCCAAATCATATTCACTATGTCAGTTGATATTAGTTTACTTACTTCAAAATGAGAATAAAGTAGTATCTATTGTTAGGAAATCATTTCCAACATTAAGAGGAACTATTATGAGAGATTTCTTTAATATAATGAAGAGTTATGGATTATATTCAGAGAAGGCTCATAATAAAACAGAAAATATATACCAATTCAATAATGGTTCAATATTAGAATTCTTCTCTGTAGATGATGAACAAAAAGTTCGTGGTAGAAAAAGAGATATATTATTTGCTAATGAGGCGAATGAATTAAGTTTTGATGAATATAACCAACTAAATTTTAGAACAACAGAGAAACTATT